ATCGAATATGTACCGGTAGGCATCGAGGAGAGATACCAGTACGTCGGCCTCCAGTCAACCATGTTGGCACTCGATATCGAATAGGTACCGGTGGGCATCGAGTAGAGCCGCCAGATCGTCGGCCTCCAGTCGACCATGTCAGCCGAATCGATCGTGCAGTTGGTAGCGAGAGTGACCCAGAAGTAGGTGATCCTGCTGTACTTCAGCTCTGCCGTATCCAGACCACCGAGCGCCGCGTTGTCTACTTGCAATTGGGTGATCAGGTGAGCATGGTTCACCGTGATGGGATAGGTGCCCGCGGTGGCATAAACATGAGTCCGGGCGGTAGTTACGTTCGCTACCAGCGTCTCTGGTGCGGTGCCGTCGCCCCAGTCGATTGTGGTATCATAGTAGGTGGTCAGCCGGGCGATAGACACCGTTTCGCTTGCGCCGGTGGTGGTAGCCGTCAGGTGAAACTGGTTGATCACGATCCCCTTCGAATACAGATAGTCGAGAGCATGAATTAGCTCGTCCTCTATCCGAAGCGGCCCCCTGACCGGTATCGAGCATCCCCCCCTCGAGACTGATCGGCTGGCATAAGGCAGTACGTAGCTCATGGATGCCTCAACTATGTTGTATTCTGCCAGTCAGGGTTCCGGAGGTATATTCGCCGGTCTTGAAACCTACCCGGATCTGCTGGTTGGATACCGGCACATCGATGATGAAAGCTTGACAGGCACCAGAAGCCACTACCCTCCGGTCCCAGTCTTCCCAAGCACCGGGGCTGACCGGATTGGTATAGTCCCTGATCTGAGTGGTCACTGTGCCCACTCCGGTGCCTCCGGTCGGGTTCAGGACCACCAGCACGGAATCCCTCGGGCAGTTCATCTCAGTTGTGAACGTGTTTTGGGCAGCTATGGATATCGCAGTTTTAGCCATATTATTATCACCTTTTATTATTAAGAAAAATAATTAGCCGGATTTCTCCGGCTTGACCTCTTCGTAATCGAGTTTCAGGCGACGGCAGCGGTTGGCTGCCTCGGAGCCCTCTTCCATTTCCCATACTATGCCAGTGGCCTTGGTACGGAAACGGACCGTCTTAGCGGCAGCCACTAGCTCGCCACCTTAAGGACTGCCAGCGTGCCCGTCAGGTTCTTTGAGCTGACCTGAAGGTAGCCGGTCGAGTTCATGAACCTGGCAGACTCCAGCGGGCCTATGAACCGGACCTCGTTGCCTCCGTCAGTCCAAGTGGATATAGTGAGATTCCCGATATCCGACCGGAAAGCGGGCGGGTTGTCCCCAGCCATGACATTCAGGTAGTTTGTCGCGTTAACCCCAGTCACGTTTACCATGAGTATGAGGTCGTAGCCGCCAGGCCAGGCATAGAAGTTGACTGACCCGTTGCCAAGCAGGGTATCCCATGAGGCGGGAGCGCTGGCATAGTCGTTCTCGTTATCAAGGCTGACGACCTTAGAGATTGCTGTGTATGTTGCCGATGCCGCTCCAGTGAGCAGCATAAGCATTAGCAGGGATGCAAATATCTTTTTCATCTTAATCACCTCAGAAGGACGCGGTCATAACGCCCAGGCACTCAGGCCTCACGACCTTGCAGCCGAACACGTATTCGCCGTCAACCTTTTTGGCGAACTGCTTCTCCATGTCCATGATCCGGACGTCGTTGACCTGGCTTGCGAAGGTCATCGCCTTGGAGGTGCCGAACATGATCTTGTACTTGGCTCCGGCGGTGTTGGGGACGTTGTGACTCTCCATGATGGTGAATCCACCGAGCCTCGTGATGCTGCCGTTCAGCATACCAGGCTGGGCAATCTGGGGTGCTGCAGCCGTTAGCTTCAGATCTTTCCGAATGAGGCCTGCGAACCTGGGAGGCACTATCATCCATCTGCCCTCAAGAGGCACCTTGCTCTCAGACAGGGCTACACCACAATCCTCAATGAGGTTGTAGATGTTCGAGGCGGCGCCCTGAGTGAGGTTAGGCGTCTTGGGGGCAGCGTCCGTGCCGATCAGGTTGCTGGCGCTTGCATCGGTATAGAGAGATCCAATGACGCTATCGATGGCATCCCGAATCGCGTATGCGGCTTCCTTGTTGTTCTCCGCCATAATATCTATGCGGGTTTGGGCCTGATCCTTGTTGCTGACCTTGAAGTTGAAATACTTGTCATAGTCAATTGTCATCTCAAGGCTGGTATCCAGGACAGTGTCCGGATCGGCCATGTCGCTGTTCTGGGTGTAATCCTTCACGGTGACGGAGCCCACCCCTACGATCCTAACGCTCTTCGCAAACTGTACATCGCCCTCGTAGTTGCGGTTAGTCACTCCGGGCTGACCGTACACGAGAGACTTCTCCAGCTGATGTTGGACATCAGCGGCTATTACTTCAGGTTTCCATGATTCAAAAGCCATAATAATTGCACCTACTGAACCCGGCCCTCAGCAGTAGCCTGCTTGATTTCGGCCATAACCGCATCCGTGAGGTGACCGGAAAGCCGGAGTTCCTTGATTTCTGACTGAGTCCAGATCTTAGAATTGTTCTTGACCTGGCTCTGGATGCCAGTCTGGCCCGCGCCCTGAGCCGCTTTGGGCGGCTCGACCTTGAGCCTAGCCGCCAGCTTGGTGACGCTCGCGGCCACTTCTTCCTCCGTGGTCCCGGATACGGAGTCAATCCATTCGGCTGCCACTCCCGCCTCGGTCAGCTTAGCGGCCTTGACCCGCTCCAGCTTGAGGCCGGACAGTTCTTGATCTTTCGATTGCAGCAGAGCATCTTTTTCAGCCAGTTCGGCCTTCAGCTTCTCGACTTCGGTCATCTGGCTTTTCTTCAGCTCTGCAAGCTCCTCCGAAGCCTTCTTCAGGTCGGAGTAATCAGCGTACTTCTTGCGTTCCCTGGCCAGTCGATCGGCCACAATAGCGTCAACTTCGGCCTGAGTTAGCTTTCCCTCGTTCTGAGGTTCATTACCGCCTTGTTCTGCCGGAGGCGTACCGGCGTTGCTATTTTCTTCAGACATTAACAATCAACTCCCTCCGATCGAGCCCGGAGTAGGCGATCAGAATTTTGAAAGGTACTCATCGAGCGACATGATTACCCGAGCGGGCACGCCCGCCGCTATCGAGTTTGGCGGTATATCGTGAGTGACCACCGCGTTGGCCCCTACGACGGCATCCGGGCCGATCTCGACCCCCGGCAGGACCACTACATCCATTCCAATGAACACATTGTCATGAATTTTGATAGGTCCGACTTTCATGGGCTTACCAAAGACTGTAGGTCCGGAATCATGTGCGAGGAGCCTGACGCCCCCTGCGATATTACAGTTATCACCGATCTCTATTAGCCCCGGATGGAGGCTATCAATCGTGGTGCCGTACATTGAGACATTTCTGCCGATCTTAACGCCCCTCTTCCGGAAGCCGTCTAAGTAGGACTCCATGAATCGGCGACGTGAGAACCCGAGCTTTAACAGTACAAATGCTTTAAGGTTCATATCAGTTCATCCAACGATTCGCTTAGGAGCTGGTCAATGGACTGCTCCACATCGAGGCCGGGCAGAGGCTTCAGCAAGCCACTGTCAAAAGCCATTTGCAATGCTCCTCTCCGGCCTATGATGCCAACCGTCTTGAGCGTGGCAAGAGCCGTTGCCCTGATATTATTGACGTTCGCCTCTTCCATCGGGTCGTCTGGGATGCCATCTTTCAGTTTGACCTCAATCTCTTCTATCGGTATTTCCGGAAGATGGAGCTGAGACCAGAGATGAAGCGCGGCAGGGATCGCTTTCTCCGCTGCCCGCGCGTACTTGGACACCTTGGAGAGCGTCGGTATGAGTCGAATCCTCAGAGCCGTGCCGCTTTCTGCGGTGCCCTGGCCCTGGCCAGCAAGCAATACTCTGGAGAGCTGAAGCATCTGCAAGAGCTGGTCCATGCTCTGCTCTATTGCCCGGTCCACTGCCCCCAATTCGGCCTGCCAGACCATGAGCGAAGGCGACGGGTCGCCGGGCTTGGTGATGATAGCCTGACCAGGCTTGTAAACCCATTCTTCTTTTGAGTGATCGAAGACGGTGGCCGATTCGGGTACCACGGGCGTGGGGCTGGTGAACTTCGCCAGTACCTCAGCCCGCTGAGCGAAGAGGAGTTCAAGCGATTCTATGAGCGATATGATGGAAGGCTTGTAATCGCTCTGGCCGTAATACCGCTCGGAGGAGAGCTTGTTTTGGATTGCCACTACAAGCATGTCCTCGACAGGAGGATATTGGTAGCCGTCGGCGTCTACCTCTAGGTCAGAATATGCCGGAAAATCACCGATAGGCAGCGGGCCGCTGAGCTTTTTCTCCGATTTGGTAAGCCCTGCCCCAGGAGATATCAGAAAAATTAAGTGCCGAATTTTCCCGGGTTGGTGGACGGTGAACTTGATATACTCGATCTCCTTTTCCTTGCCGCTCTGAGATTCCTTCTCCTTCCAGATATGGAAGAAGACGAATGCTTGAGGCAACTGGATGTTTCCCGGAGTGACCACGATATAGCAGTTTTCGGGGTTGAGCGCCTGGACACCGTCGTCTGAGACCTCAAACAAGCCTATCCCGTATCGGCTGACGTCAATGAAAGCCTGGTCGGTAGGCAGTGTCGGCAGGTCGTCGCGGTTCCCAGCCACGATTTCAGGCTCTTCGCCTAGGAGGAGATTTATGTAGCTGTCTGTGGCCAGCTCGGGCCAGTCGAGGATGATCTTTTGCTTCTTGGAGTCCTTGGACTGGTCCGCCAGGTATGCGATGTACCGGGGAAACACCTTCTCATGGAGGCCGTTGTAGATCTGCCTCATGAAAGCATGCTCTTTGAGCCTAGCGGCTTCGTCTGCATCCTCCGGCGGCCACGGGCGGCCATCGGCAACGAAAGATAGATCAGTGAGCATCTGGCATCTTCCCGGCCTCTCTTATGGCCTCAAAATCATTCTGCTGGATTTTCATGTAGCATTCCTGGCAGCATATGCGATCAGTGTAGATTGTGGGCGCAAGATGTATATCCGGGCCAAACAGTGGCTCCGGGCGGGCGACGACGGGCGTCAGTTCCAGCCGTGCTACGGGAATTGGGAACTCCTTACCAATCTTATTGCCACAGAAAATGCAGATCATAGCCGCTTGCCTCGCTTCGCCTCTTCGCCGAACCAAATGGCCTGTGCAAGAGCAAATATCATGTCGTCGTGCTCTCCTTCTTCGGCTTCGAACTTTGCGCGACCCTGCGCAGAGATCTCTGCCCGATAGGACAGCATCTCCTTCTCCAGTTGAGGCCAGATCGGCATATTGGGGTTGACCTGCACCTTTCCGCCATCGAATGCCCCCAAGAAAGTCCCTATGAGCCTGGCTTTTCCGACATGGAATATCGAGCCCTGCTGACTGAAAGATTCGCCTGCTGTGATTGTCACAGCATTGAGCCTCAGCCCCTTGGTATGGAGCATATCGACTACCGCAACGCCAACCCCTGTGGAATCAACCACCAATTCCGGCGGCTGCTTGTAATTGAACTCGGGCTTGTGGTAGACCCTTGAGACCCAATCCACGATCTGATCATATGGAAGCCCTTGCTTCCGGGCCATCGCCACTAGAGAGTAGCCAAACCGTCTTGTGTCTGGCCGATATTGCATGTCAATGACCGCAAGAGCGGACCAGTCTCGGAGCTGGGCAGGATCGAGAGAAATTATGAATGTCAAGAAATATCAACTACCGGAATACTGCTATCCATCGCCTTCAGGATGCTTTCGTGGCGGATCAATTGGGTCTCTCCAGCCACGAACTCACACTCAAATTCCTGAGCATAATACCACGGCCCCATAGGGCTGGTCCGTTGCTCCTCCAAGTACTCTTTTGAGATGCGGGGATTGTCTGATGCTTTGAGTTCGTACTTCTCCCAAGCTTGCGATTCTGTCCAAATCTTGTAATAATGCCCCCTCTGCCCGAAAGGCGTCGAGGCCATAACATATTTGCAGTCCGGAAAAGTCGCCATCATCGGCATGATAGCGTAATGTAGCTCATCGCTACATTGAGCCGCTTCGTCCTCAACTATGACATCTGGTCTTGAGAAGCCGCGGATGGTTCTGCCATCGTTGCCGCCCGGCAGGCACAATATTCTAGATCCGGTTTCGAATTGCAGCGACAGCTTGGTAGATTCGTCGAACTTAGGAACTTCAGATAGCTGATCTATGAATGACCGGATCTTCTTGAAATTCTCCTGGGACTGTCTCAGGGCAGGAGCGATGATAAGAGAGAGACTACCAGGCCGGAATAGAGCAGTGTGCAGGCATATGAGGGACGACATTGTGCTTTTGCCGCCCTGCCGATGGATGTTTAGCGCGATTCGTTTGGCCCTGCTATCCAGCATCTTGATTTGCCAGTCGTCTAAAATCAGGCCAAAATGATCTTCTGCCCAAAGGCTTGGAGTTTCCAAATAAATATCATGAATTAGCTGGAGCTTTTCGTTCCGCCCGGCGTCTGGCGAGGGATTCGAGCCGTTCATCAATACTCTCATCTGAGATACGGAGGGTAACATTCTTCTCTTCTGGCATGGTGATTCTAGCCTCGATCTCCAGCGCCTTCAATACTCCCGAAATGCATCCACCAAATGCCCTGAGATCTTGCTTCTTAGCCTTTTTCGCGGCATCTAACGCAAGATCATATGCATTATCTAATTTATTCTGAAGTAATATGCCCCTATTGATCCCATTTTCAATCGCAGCTGCCTTAATATCTTCTGCGATGTGCCCCTTGTCAACATGCCGTTTTACCGACTGAAAACCGACATGGAACTTTTCAGCAATGTTACGGTATGAAACCCCGTCTGTTACGCATTGATCTATCTGTTTGCGTTTTTTGTGTGAGCATATTGAGCATCTATCTTTTTTGGACACATGTCATCAATCCAGTAAGTTGCAATGGCCGGGGAAGGAGGGAGAGAGAACCCCGGCATCCTGTAGCCTCAATTCAGAGCATTCCCCTCTTATCACTGGCTGAGCCACTCACCTAATATCAGGATCAGCCTATCGAACTCTGCTATGCTTCCCTCGATCCTTAGGCCCTGGCCTGTGACTGTAATGGCCGGTAGCCTTTCCGCGCCTTCACCCCACAAGTCGAGATCGATTACTCTGTCTGGCATGCTACCTCGTGCTTACGGAACCTGAAGACCTCGTCCGGCTCGTCGTCGAACAGATACGGAAAATTTGGATAGATAGCCGCCTTCCGATACGGCTTCTTGCGTTTGGTGAGAAGGGACATTGAGAATCACATTGAGAAAGCTTACGCAAAAGAAGACGGAGATCTGCCGTCCAAATAACTTTATGAAGCTTCTCCTATTTATATTTTTCTTGAGACGAGGCTCATCGCAAATTCCCGCATGGCCTTCTTTTTCTTTGCCTTGCTCATGTGGTATTCTGTGCCCCTGATGGTCTTGCTGTCGTTGTAGACCTCCCCACAGGATTCACATGCAGCGAACCCGTTCTTGTCGATACGGACAATAGAACCACACTTGCACCGGAAATGGCCCTCCTCGACTAGGAAGACTTTGCGATTTCCGAAGCAATCAACGCCTTCCTTGGGGATCTTCCCAGGCTTCCATGCCTGGCCTACGCGGCCCTCAAAAGAATGTGCTAGCCTTGCCTTTGGCCAGCCGGTCTTCTTCGTCTTCATGCCGACCACTCCAGCCCGGCCTTAGGCCCTTTCCCCAAAAGCCGCCTCTGGATGTCGCCGTGGTCTGCCAGTGTTCGGAGAGTTTCGCCTATCTGGTGTCGTCGTTTTCCGAGACCACGTGCTATGACAACCGTCTTGTGCCAGCCCGGATTAGCCCCAAGCCATCGCAAAACGTCTTCCTGGCTCATCCCAATATCCTCCTCGCTCGTTCTGTCAATTCCCATATCCCTCTCCTCGCTGCCCCGTTCTTGCGGACGGTCCCTACCTGCCGGATGAGCCC